CAGGAGGCGCTACAAGCCTCCCAACCAGTGTAACGTTGTTAATCATCTGACTTGTCCCCTCTAGCGCTACGCTCTCCCAAGAGATAGCCTAAAAACATCCATAGGATAGCCATTCCAATCTCTTTGATAAAATCATTCATTTTCTTTCCTCCCTGGGTTGTGCCGCCAATCAAGTAACTCATCCTGGTTGTCCCTGATATACTGCTCAAATTCTTCAAATTGGAGGATTGCATGCTTTAAGCGCTGCATATCCTCCCCAGCTTTTGAGCAAAATCCACAGACTTTAAAGACAGGCTCAATCGTGTCAATAATTTCTACTACTTGGCCATCAAGGTTCCAGACGCTATCCTCTCCCACATTGAAATCAAGGATAAACTCATCCCCCAAGTTGTGGATAACTTGCAATCTCTTGCCGTCCGAGTAGATGGCTACGCTGTCAGATACTTTTCTAATTTCCATACTTACCACCCACATTGCTCATTGAGTTCAGTCTGAGTCAATGGCTCGATACGTTGATAACCACTGACTTGATAGTTCTTTTTAAAATCAAATCCGAGCTGACTTAGACCAGCCTTGAAACGGTCTTTTTCGGCTGTATCCACAAAATACACCTCCAAAGTCATTTTTTGGGTATATCGTTTTAGGTCGTTTTCAGCCCCTCTGAGAGCGTTCTGGTCATTTTGGGGGATTTGCTCACCGTCCAATATTTCGCCAGCCTCTGGGTCAAATTTTGGGGTTTCCGTTGATTTTGGAGCTTGTTCCTGCTGTTTAGTTTGTTGAGCCGTTAAAAGCTCCTGATTAGCTCGCTCTGCTCGTTCTTGAGCTTGTCTGAGTTCTTCCTTTTGCTTTTCAAATTCATAATCAGCTTTAATTTGTTCAAAGACCTCAGCAAGAGTCAAGTCTTTCAGCTGTCTAATGTAAGGTGAGTCAGTCATGCCGTACTCAGCACATAACCCTGAAATAGCTGACTTAGCCTTTTCAAATTCTTGCTGTTTCTGAAACTCAAATGTGACCATGTCATCAAGTGACTTCATAGTGGCTTTTTTAAGCGTCACGCCGTCTGCCATAAAATCACTAGCCTTGACATAATCAAGGGCCTTTTCATCAAAGATACGAGGATCCAGCATGTACTCAGCCGATTTGTTGGCTAGATAGCCTTTGACCGTGTCAATTCTGACAGCTTTTTGATGTTCTTCAAACTCTTTGACATCACTGGCAATTTTAGTGATGATGTCTTTTAGAGGCTGGATGGCATTCTTGACATACTTGTCAAATTCGTCAGCTGGTTCAGATAAGACTTTCTTATTTCTGATCCGTTCGTCAGAGACTTGCTTGTCTAATTTTCGTAGATCGGCAAGTGTCTGCTTGTCATCCTTGATGGTTGCAGCCGTAACCGTGTAATTTTGGTACTTGGCCACAACCTCATTGATATTCTGCTCAAATTTCTCACGGTCAATGATTTCAACCTGTGCCTGTGTTACTTTTACCTGTAATTCTTGCATGTTGTCCTCCTAATATTCAAGTTCACTGCCTAGCAACTCGCCCTGGATTGGCTCCTCACTTTGAGCAGGTTCAGGATCTGTGTGGGCTTGCTCTTTGTTAAATTGCTCAATCTGAGCCATCTTGCGTGCAATTACATCCTCTTTGCTCTCTTGAGGTGTCACATCCTTGATACGGTCAAATATTTCTCCGCCGTCGTCCTCTGTGTACATATTCCCCAAATCCTCAGGGAAAGCCTCTCTAAGAGCGTTTACTAGGGCTGTTTTTCTGATCATAGTAGCTGGCATGCTGTTCCAAGTGCTTTGTTTCTTGTTGTATTCTTCAAGAGATACCTGAATTTCTACAGGTACTTTGAAATTTTTGCGATAGACTCTAGCCCAACCGCCTACCAAAGTATCACCTGGTAGCATAAGAGCCCCTTTGCGTTCGTGCATAACGCCATCTTTATCTACAGCAACCACGCCAGCCTCAAATCCCTCATAGTTTTTACTCTGAGCTGCACGTTTCAAGAAAGCCTCTTTAGAGACAATCAAGCTGAACTCTGTCCCTCCATTGCGGTTTTTATAGGCTACAATGTAGACCTCATTAGCTAAAGGGTTTAGGTTACGCCCTTTAATAAGTGACAAAGCTTGTCCCACCTGTTTCTCAGTAAGTAAATTCTGAGGATCAAAGTAACGTTTGATGTCTTCAAATGTCCAGTCAAGGGCATTGACAGAAATGTCACGTTTAGCCTGTTGTGTTGATAATTGATTATTAGTCATTTTCTTCTACCTCTGTTGTGTTTTAAGTTCCAATTTTCACGCTTTAAGCGTCTATTTTCGTTTTGCAATTTCAAAATAATATCTTGTTGCTCGTTGATGATTTCTCCTAGTTCTAGGCCAAGATGCATATACTCAGCCCGCCAATTGGCGATTTCTGCGTGTAGTTCCTGGATCATATTTCATCACCCACATATCGATACTGACCGCATCCAATATATACATACTCGCTTGGGTCGAGTTCTTCTCGTTCTTCGGGAGGTTGCATTATATCTCTGTCATAGTCAAACATCTGTCACCTCTCATGCTGATTTCCAATAATCATCCAAATCAACAGCCATAACTGCTGCAAGATTTTTCTGTTCGGTCAAAATTTGACGACGATAAGGCGCTAAGCCCGCTTGTCGTTCTTCTTCATTTTTTGGAAGATAATATCCACTCGGATGTGTCTTCTTCGCAACAATCGGGTGCTTGAAGTTCACTCGCAAGCTTTCAACAATCATTTCAAGACTTCTTTTAGATAATGAAAATTCATTGCGAATAGTGACTGAACGTACAGGATTTTCAAATGAGCCATGATTGATAATATAATTCAATACATTTGCCTCTAGCTGATCCATATCTCTACTAACTGTCATAATTTACCCTCTCAATTTTCTAGGTGCGGGCAATCCAACCAATTCAGGCTTCAAGCCCTCTGGTTTTTCGTTGTCGAATGTAAAGCCTGCGAATGGTCTGCGGATATTCTCGCGAATTGCTCTGCGTTCAGCTTCACAACCTTTTGCAAAGGCTTCTTGACTTGCTCGGATGATGTCTGCATCATGCTGCTGTTGCATTTTCTTTTCTTCGCCTTTCTTCAAGTCGATGTTATATGTGTGGATTCCTGCTCCGAGAAATCCGATAAACAATGCACCAACTCCCAAAAGCTGACTTGTTAATGACGGTTCAATCATTTTGCATTCTCCTTTAAAATTTCAATTGTTTTCTTCAAATCTGCGATTTCTTGATTCGCTTTTTGAAGTTTTTCTTGCGATTCAATCAACGATTGATTGAGATCTAGAGCGACTACCTTCCAGTCAAGATTAGTTTCTTCGGCCTCTTCCGAAAAATAGTTTTTAATTCTTGCTAGTAATTTCATGCTATCCTCTCTTTGCTAACTGGCTTTGAAATCGTAGTACATCGTTCAAGTCGTACAAGTATTTGCCACCTTTTACATTTTGTTGATAGCTAAACTTGCCTTGATCTCGAAAATCCTCGATGCGCTTTCTGCCCCAACCAGTAGCCAGCATGACTTCCTTGATTGGGACCATGCTATTCTGCCTTGAGACTTGTCTTTTAGCCTCTTTCAAAGCTTCGACGTTAAGCTTCACAAGGTCCTGAAATAGTTCATTTTTGAAATCTTCACCGAATAATTCCAAAGCCATTTGCTATTTCCTCTCTTTCTGTGATATAATTTCATTGAATAATTTTGTTGAGCGCCTGACTCTCGTTAGGTGCTTTTTTATTTAGTCGCATACAGTAACTGTATAGACTATCTTGCTTGTTCTATCACTAGAATGTATGGTTGACTTTTCTACCGTTATATCTGCCGTATCATTGGCCATTTTGAAGAATAAATACAACAAACATTCTCGTAAAATTTTTAATCTTAAAGGAACAGTTAGAAAACGTTTGATTTCTAGTTCAAGCTGACTAAGATTTTTTGATAATGTTACTTCGCTCACTCTCTAATTCCTTTCTAAATTTGGTATAATAAAAT